CCTCTCGCTGCTGCTTTCTCATGAGCTGCCTTTGCTGCTGCTCTACGATTTTCAGCCGTTATGCTTAAAACCTTATAACAACCTGTTAAGTACATCACTGTACCTACAGTCAAAAGACCTGTCCCTACAGCTATTCGCTTATGGGCACGCCAAAACCAACGCAAATGATGCATTAAATGCCTTCCTAACATTCCATTTCTGTATGCAATCTTAATCGCATTCCATTGAGTGGAAAGTGTACCAGCATAGTTATTCCAAATGTTTTGGGCTACCATATCATTAAAGTACGCTCGATGCATCCACGATAAACGCGGGAATCGAACGGTAGCTGTATCTCCTTCATTCATTTGTGGTTTCAAATGAGTATTGGGACCTATAGGCTTACTACTAACTGCTAACACAGGTGTGTCAACAGCATTAGCGTTTGCAGCATGCATTTCAGCAACTGCTCTAGCCTTTGCTCTTTCCTGAGAAATCCAAGTCTTAGTTGGTACGGTTACAGGATTTGCTGTAGTGCTTGCTGTGCTACCACGCAATCCATCCCGAATGAGGGTCTGCATTTTATCTACTGTCTTCTGGGCATCTGCTCGCTTTTTCATGCGATCTGCCGTAGTCATTGTAGCTGCTTCCATTGCGGGGCGAGTTTCTGCTCTAACGAGCGCTTCTCTCCAGGCTCTTTCATCCTCACTATTTTCTAAATCACCATCACTGGCGGAAGAATAACCTTCAACATCATCCTCTTCTTTAACTGCATCTTCTGCTAATTTTCGAGCAATAGCCACTTCACGATCGGGGTCCACCAAGGTTTTTGTGACCTGAGTTAACTCACTCTTTCGTTTGGCTTCTTTTTCAAGAATTTTTGTTCCATAAGGATTTGGTAAATTAACTCCTGTCCCGGTATCACCATCATCATCCTCAGTGTCACCACTGCTTTCCTTTTCATCGGGAGTATCTTCATCACTCAACCGTCCTTCAATTCCTGTTTTAAAGTCATTAAAGGTTTTGAAAACACATGGTTCAAATATGATGGGGCCTTTATCTAATTTCCAAGCCACTTTCATCAAGGGTACAAGGGTTAAATAATCACAAGGTTGTGTACTCTTCTTCTTTATGTTATGAATAACATAACCATTTCCATCAACATTCACATTAATTTGCCAGTGCGCTTCTTTGCGCCACTTCAATTGTTGTTTCTTATCCAACAAAGAGGTCTTTTCTGCGAGTTTATCTCGTGTCTCGGCTAAATCATCGAGCTCATCGAGTATGGTTTCATCACCATCCAATTCTTTAAGTTGACTCCTCAACTCATCTTGATCTTGCGGTAGATCGTCGAAATCGACATCACCATCCCACCAACGCTTTATCCATGAAGTTAACCATGTAGCGTACGGGAGATTTTTAAGCAAACTGATCAAGGGATCAAATGTTTTCAAAACTCTCTGAGCACCCATTACAGGCGCTAAAACTAGCAAACATATTGATAGAAGACCTGTCATAAACATACCTCCTCTATTAATATTTTTGCGAAATCCTTGTGATTTCATTGGAGCCAAAGTAACTTCATTACTTTTAAACAAGGAAAACACTGATGCCAGTGTTCCTATTCCATTTATTACCGAATTCACAATTTGAATTTCCTTTTGCCATTTACAATAAGCTCGCGCTGCCTTCTTGAGAGTTCCAAACTCTTTCTTCAATAAGGCGCGTCCTTCTTTAAGCTCTTTACGAATTCCTCGTTTTGCTGCCACGTATTCTTTCCCTGCAAACCTTTTTCCGGTGAGGTACTCTTTACGTGCAAATAATACAATTTTATGAACATTCATAACGTTCCAAGAAATTGCATACACAAGGTAAATTACTGCAACTGACATACCAACCAAGCATAAAGACCAAACATAAGTTTGGAATGCTAAAGCATTGGTAATTGCGGTATCTTCTCC